GGCTGTGTGTGCGGCTGTGCATACACCTGAAGCCATTGCGGCATATCAGGCGCAACAGGCGGCTAACAATGCCCCTTGATAAGCAAGCTCACTTCTGGGCGGGGCTGGCGATTATGTTGTCAGTCTCGCTATTTGGTGGCTGGATAGCAGGGCTAATTGCGGCTGTTGCGGCTGGCTTACTCAAAGAAGCGTATGACTCGATGGGCTTTGGTACACCCGACATTTGGGACGCAGTAGCAACAGGCTTAGGCGGTGTTGCGGGTGCTGGGCTCTACGGTCTAGCCTATTTAACGATTTAGCTGTATATTTATACTGTACCGGCCCAGTAGACCGGGGATTCTAAGGAATCATAGCAATGAGTGAAGAAGTCGAAAACTTAGCGGAAGTACCTGAAGTACCCGCGCCGGAGCAAGAGGCCACGGCGGCCCCTGAATCTGAAGAAACACAAGCGCCGGAAGTAGAGCAGACAGAAAGCACCAAGTCATTCTCGCAAGAGGAACTTGACGCCATTGTCAGCAAACGGTTAGCAAGAGAGCAACGCAAGTGGGAAAGAGAAACGCGTATGCGACAGGAGCAGCAACCTGTCATGCAACGAGAACTTCCGCCCGCTGACCAGTTCGAATCGGTAGACGCGTATGCGCAAGCATTGGCAGAACGCAAAGCCGTAGAACTGTTGCAGCAACGGCAAGCTCAAGAGCAGCAGATGCAGATCTTAGAGTCTTATCACGAACGTGAAGAAGAAGCTCGGAACAAGTACGATGACTTTGAACAAGTCGCCTACAATCCGAACGTCCCAATCACCAACGTGATGGCCGAAACGATTAGATCTTCCGATGTGGGGCCTGATGTAGCGTACTTCTTAGGCTCTAACGTGAAAGAAGCCAATCGCATTTCCAAATTGTCGCCCTATCTGCAAGCCAAAGAATTGGGTAAGATCGAAGCCAAACTGGCTGACAATCCGCCCACCAAGAAAACGTCAAGCGCCCCAGCGCCGATTGCCCCAGTGACCGCTCGCGGTAACAACGGGAAGACTTTAGACACGACCGACCCTCGCGCTGTTAAAGAGATGAGTACGTCAGAGTGGATTGAGGCTGAACGTAACAGGCAACGGAAAAATTGGGAAGCTAGACACCGCTAACTTTTAAGGACTTTAAATCATGGCTAACAGCATTCTAACTATCGACATGATTACCCGTAAGTCTCTCGAAATCCTCGAGAACAACCTGGTAATCACCCGCAACGTTAACCGCCAGTACGACGATTCGTTCGCCGTCCAAGGCGCTAAAATCGGCTCTACATTGCGTATCCGCCTGCCCGACCGTGCGTTGGTTACTGACGGCGCTGCTTTGACCGCGCAAGACGACAACGAACAGTTCACCACTTTGACTGTCGACAGCCAAAAGCACATCGGCGTTCAGTTCACATCTGCTGAGCTAACCATGCAGTTGGACGACTTCGCTGAGCGTGTGCTTAAGCCTCGCATCAGTCAGTTGGCCTCCAGCATTGACGCTGACGTCGCAAACTCATTCTTGAGCATTGCTAACTCAGTCGGCACACCAGGCACGACACCAGCCACTTCGTTGGTTTTGTTGCAAGCACAACAGAAACTTAACGAAAACGCAGCGGTCATGTCACCACGCTACGCCACTGTCAACCCAGCCGCTAACGCTGGATTGGTTGAGGGCTTGAAAGGTTTGTTCAACCCCACCGACACCATTTCCCGTCAGTTCAAGAACGGCATGATGGGCATGGGTGTGTTGGGTTACGAAGAAATCAACATGTCTCAGTCAATCAAGCAGTTCACCGTTGGCACCCGTACCGCTACCGGCGGCACGACTTCAGCTGCTGTGACCGTTGAAGGCGCAACATCCATCGCCATTACTGGTGCTGGTGCTGCGGGCACAATCAAAGTTGGTGACGTGTTCACCATCGCTGGTGTGTTTGCAGTCAACCCACAGACCCGTGAATCAACCGGTTCACTGTTCCAGTTTGTGGCTGTTGCTAACGTCACGCTCGACGGCTCTGGTGCTGGTACCGTCACTGTTGCTCCAATGTACTCGGCATCACAAGCCTTGGCCACAATGGACAGCTTGCCAGGTAACGGTGCTGCTGTTGTCTTCATCGGCGCTGCTGGCATCCAGTACCCACAGAACTTGGTCTACCACAAGGACGCTATCACGTTCGCCACGGCTGACCTGTTAATGCCTCAAGGCGTAGACATGGCTTCACGCCAAGTCCACAACGGCATTTCAATGCGTATCGTTCGTCAGTACGACATCAACAACGACCGTATGCCTTGCCGTATTGATGTGCTTTATGGTTTTGGTGTGATTCGTCCAGAAATGGCCGTTCGCATGTGGGGCTAAACTAGCCTAGATTGGGGGGCTTCGGCCCCTCAACTTTTAAAAGGATAAAATCATGGCAAATAACAGGCCTATCGGCGTGGCGTATGCAGACCCTGAGCTTGACAGCGTTACAGTGTCAGGCCAAGTCGTCGCAAACGGCGGCGTTATTGCTTCGACAATCCAGACAACTGGAAACGAAGTAGCAGCTAACCTTAACGCTGGCGTGTACATCTTGAACACCGCGATTACCGCCAACACAACGACAACAAGCGCTCCTTCGGGTTCGCTGGGTATCACAACCAATGCTACTGGCCTTGGCAAACTGTTTTACTCAGACGGCTCCAAGTGGCAATTCGC